GATCTGTGCGTCGGTCTGATCCTTCTGGGCCTTGCGAGTGACCTCCATCTCCTGCACCTTGACCTTGGACTGCTCCAACTGGAACAGCGGGTCGGCTTGCTGCTGCTGGGCCTGCTGTTGTGCGGCTTGCTGCTGGTGAGCCTGTGCAACCTGCTTGCCTGCATCTGCGATGAGGCGAGCCAGTTGAACCTCCATGTCCTCTGGCAATTCCTCGTCGGGCGGGGGCAACGTGACACCCAGACGCTCTTCGATCTGCTTGCGGTAGGAGAAGCCCAAGTGCTCGGCGATGTGCGCTTGCAGGCTGGCCATGATCTGCTGGGCCATCGGGTTCTGGCCAATGCTGGCAGCGATCATCGGGTCTTGCATGAACGACTGGTGCGCGGCGATGTGCGCCTCGTGGTCTTGATAGATGAACGCCTTGAGCGGTTTGCCCACCAGTGCTGACATGTTCTCAGACACGGGGTCACGTGGCTTCTGATCCTCACTCGTAGGAACGATCTTGTCGGCGTTCTTCACGCCCAGCGTCTCGATCATCTGACGGTGCAGGTACGGCAGATCGTAAATCTGCGGGGCGCTCTGGGCCATCTGGAACACCGCTTGGTACTGCACCACGCGCTGCGCCATCGTGCTGGCGTTGGGGTCGCTCACGGGGATCACGTCCACCATGGCGTAGTCGGCCTGCCGCGCCCGGGTGTGTCCGGTGTCAGGCTCGTACTGGTACTCCTCGGGAGCGTAGTCAGCGATGATGGCCTTGAGCAGTTTGAACTCCTGCTTCATGGCGAAGTGCACGCGGCTCTGAACTGCTGCCATCGGCTTGAGCGTGCGCTCCAGCAGGGCCAGCGTGGTACCCACAGGAGCCTGCGCAGACATGTCCGAGATGTTCATGTCGGAGATCGCGCCAAGGCGACGGCCTTCGTCCGTGATCCGCTGGAGCAGGGCCAGCAAAGTCTGGCTCGGCTCTTTGTACGGCAGGGTCATGATGTTGTCTTTGACCGTGCCCGATGGCACGTCAACATCACGGAACTCGCCCGGCTGGATCGGTGTGTCGTCACCCTTGATGCGCAGCCCTCGGGTCTTCAGGCCACCCGGCAAGTTGCTCAGGGTGCCAGCGTCCACCAACTGGCGAATGATCGAAGTGCCAGCGCGGGCGTACCCGCCGATGATGTGGATCAGGCCCAGACCGTAGAAGCCAAAGCCCGGGACGTAGACGTAGTGCACGAAGTGGTTGCGCTTGAGCATGAGGGGGTCTTCCTCATCCCAGTTGCGGCGCACGGCCAGCACCTTGCCGGTGCCTTTGTCGATGGTCACCACGTACGGCTTGGCGAGGTCGTTCTCCTCGTCATCCACGCCGTCGATGCACAGGTTTGCGTGCACTTCCAGCAGGGCGTAGCGGTCGTCATCTTGCAGGGTGAAGCCACCCTCCTCGGCCTTTTTCTTCTCGATGTCCGTGTGAAACTGGAGCGGTTCGCCCAGATCGCACTCGCGGTAGAAGCCTGCATCCATCAGGCGTTCGAGTTCATTCTTGGTCTTGCGCATCACGTGGGTGACACGCTCGGCTTGCTCGATGTGGCTGGTGCCGTAAGGCACGATGACATCTTCTGCTGGCAGGTAGATCGAGACTTGCCGTCCGATGTTTGGGTCGAAGTACACCTTCTTGAACGCAGAGCCTGCAAGGCCCAGCGAGTAGAGCATGCGCTCGTGCTCGGAGCGGTACTCCACCATGCGCTCGGTGACCTGATAGTTCATGTCATCGCGCACACGCTCGGCGGCTTCTTCCTTCTCCTTGGTGACCTTGCCCAGAATCTTTGTCTTCACGGGCCCGGCAGCAGGGAATGTCTCGCTCATGGTCTCGGCTTGGAAGCGGATCGCCGCCTCGGCCAGCACGGTGGAGAACACGCCACAGGCGTCGTCCCACGGCTCGGTGCGCTCCTCGTACTTGAAGCCCAGCACCTCAAGGCCCTTGACGAATGTGTCGGCCCACTCTTTGCGTGCTGTGATGTCAGCCTCCACGAGGTCTGTCAGATCAGACGCGAGTTTCTGTAGCGCACCCTCATCCATGAACTCGGCGAGGTTGTCACCAAACTCGCCTTCCTCGTCGTCCTCGGATGACCCTTCGAGGTTGACCTCGACAGTGCCGTCAGGGTTCTCGATGATCTCGACTTCGCCAAGGCCCGGGGCCTCGATCTCGACCTCGACACCTTCTATGTCCTCGGCCTCTTCGTCCAGCCCTTTCGGCGCTTGGTACAACCCGGGAGTCATGCTGCTCGTTGCCATGTTCAATCCTTTCAGTAGTAGCGGTTTTTGCTACGCGATTTGAAGTACCTGACCTCATCGGGCTCGTCACTCGGGAGCCGGATAAAGCCGCCTTGGCGGAACCGCATGAGTGCCATCACCGTAGCGTCAACCAAGTCATCGTGGGCCATGAACGGAAATCCTGCGATCTCCTCGACGACTTCCTCTGCCCAGCGGGTCTGCGGAACCCAGCATATACCCGACCTCACGATGTCCGCCACAGAGTTTAACCGTGCTAACTTGTCACCGCTACCTCTATGTGGTGTGTATTCACCCACAGGGATGCCCATGCGTCGCAATTCTTGATAGAGCGCAGTGCCTGATGACTTCTTTTCCACGATGAACGCGTCAGGCTCCCACTCACGATACTCCTCTTGCGCCAAGGTCTTGAGTTCAGGGAACTCCAGCCGCTTCTTGATGCTGTTCAGGAGGATGATGTTGTAGGCGTTGGCACCCGGCCCCTCGCGCTCCTCATTGAAGAACACGCCCCACGTGGTGATGGCTGTGTAGTCGGCCCGGTTGTGGCTCTCGGCTGCGGCGTCCAGCGTCATGATGACGTACTCGCACGACGGCGGGTCTTCCTTTGTCCACTCGTTCCACCACTCGCGCTTGACGACAGACGCTTCTTCCGACGTGGGGTTCTGCTGGTACTGCGCGTTCCACTGGAACACAGGCATGGACGCCTTGGTGCGGTACAGCGCATCGAGGTTGAAGAACTCAGGCCACAGGGGCTTCTCGATCTTCTTCTTGACGCCATCGACTTCCCGCTCGACCTCAATGATGGCGGGGAACTCCACCACCTCATACTGGTCAGCCTTGTCGTTCTGGGACATGTCCCGGGTCACACGCCCAGTCAGGTCGTCCTGATGCCACCGTGTTTGCACGATGGCCACACGACCACCGGGCATCAAACGCGTGCGGGCACCGTAGGTGAACCACTCGTATGCCTTCTCGAAGACATCGAAGTTGCCGTTGATGATGTCCTGCTCGTTGTGTGGGTCGTCCACCAGCAGCAAGTCAGCGCCTCGCCCGGCCAAGGCAGAGCCCACGCCGCAGGCAAAGTACTCGCCGCCCACGCTGGTGTTCCAGCGCCCGGCAGACTTGGAGTCCGACGCAAGGCCCACGTTGGGGAAGACCTCTTTGTACGCATCGGAGTCGATGATGTTTCGCACCTTGCGGCCAAAGTCCACGGCGAGGTCTGTGGTGTGGGACACCATCAGCACCTTCTTGTTGGGGTAACGTCCTATGAACCACGCAGGGAAGTAAATGGAAACCAACTGTGATTTGCCATGGCGCGGTGGCATGTTCACGCACACCCGGTCGCTTTCGCCCTTGGCGATTGACATCAGCAGCGTGGCCAAGATGCGGTGATGCCTGCCGACCTTGTAGTCGGGCTGCATGTGCTTGCAGAACTCGATCAGATCGTCGTAGCACGCCTTGGCCAACTTGCGAGCATTGAGCACATCGGCGATTTTCTCGATCTCGACCTGCTCCTCTGGCGTGTAGGAGTCGAGGTTGTCCAGCATCAACTGGATTTCCTCCTCCGTGAAGTCCAGAAGCAGGCTATCAACGGTGGATTCAGCGCCCTGACTCACTGCACCGGGCCCCCATCTGGGTCTTCGGGGTCAATATCCGGTTCTGGCTCGTAATACGACCCCGTTTTTGCAGTTTTTGCGCAAATTTCGGGTTTATTTTCGTGTTCGGGGGGCGGATTTCCGCCGTCGGAGGGGGTAAGTGTTGGATTTTCGACGCTCAGGCCCAGTTCAGCATCAACGTCTATGATCTCACCACCCATTTCGATGGCGGGCGAGTGGTTCGACTCCTCTCCAGCGTCGCGCCGGATAAGACGTTGCAGTTTGGCCCGCAATTTTTCCTTCAATTCATCCGTGGTCTGGTGCGTGATCGTCACTTCCTGCTTCTCGGAGAACAGGCCCACGTCGGAGTGCTTGCCCAGCAGTTCCAATGCACGGATTCTGATGCGCGGATCGGGGTTTCGGGACTCTTCGAGCAGCCTGTTTGTCACCAAATGGCGCATTTCAACAGCATGCGTGACCACTGCACGGCCATATTCGTCGAGGTAGTCGCGGATATTGATGAGTGAAGCCGGGGTGAGGGCTGCGGCACGCACGTGGTTGGTGAGTTTGGAGGTGCGCTCGGGGTCTTCAGCGTACGCCGCAGTCAATGCAGCGGCTGTTTCCTTGTCGCCGGGGGTGGGCTCGATGTCCAGCCCATGCTTTTCCAGCAGCAACGCCGAGCGGCACGCTGCCTCGGCCCGCTCTCGCAGGTCGATGTATGAGATGTCAGGCGTGATTTCCACCCCCAACTCAGGCATGAGTTCAATTGTCATGTTCGCAAGTCCGTGTAGACCGATGTGCACAGTGTATGTGCTTTTGACAAAGGATGTCAAACTTCCCTACCGGGGGGTGTTTTTAAACACTGCACCGGCTCACAGCGGGGGGCCAAAAATTTCGAGGGGGGGTGGGGGTGCATAAACAGGCTCGGTGAACAAGTACTGTAAGTATGTTACGTGGTGTGAAGTTATGGGGTGTGATGTCACACTACTCGATGACTAATTGCGTATGTACCTGTATAAAAAATCAGTGGGGGGTGTCCCAATTCATGGGGGTGGGGATCGTTTGAGCGTAATAGCAGACTACACAGCGGACAGGGACTCCAAAGCCATGTCGGGGGGTGGCGTACGGGTAGGGTCACGCGGGGTGACTTTTCACTCTGTTAGGCGGCGCCTAACATCAGCAGATCATATCAGGCCATGCGTTTCCTTGACAGATAACATCTTATCGTGCACAATAGAGTCATCGGTTCAAAGAGTGTTTTATCTCTACCGATACTTTGGAGAATGTAATGTCTAAATTGAATCTTTCCGCTGAGTGCGTGTCCACCGTTGTTGAAACCCTCAAGGCTGAGGCCGGTGTCGCAAAGCGCTGGGTCAAGGCTGGCGATATGCTGAGGGCTGAGGGCGTGACAAGTGAGGGCCTGAACAACGACAAGGAATTGCGTGACGCTTTCAAGCGTGACGTTGTTCTGTTGTCGTTCAGCAAGACTGAGCAAGCAATAATGGCCAAACCTCAAACGGCGCTGAGTGATGAGGAGAAAGTCACCAAGCGCTGGGTGCAACAGCAGATCGGCTCACGCTTGAACCGTGTCATCCAGCACGTCAAGAAGGCTGAGGATGAGGAAAGCATGAGCGATGATGAGCGCGGCGCTCGTAAGGTTGCAGACCTTGCAACCCGCCTCAAGCGTGACTTGTCAGCATGGATTGACAAGATCGAGAAGGCTGAGGCCGTGACCTTCAGCGCAACCCAGATGATCAAGCACCTGAAGGATGCTTCAGCCCTGATCAAGTAACCCAGAGCCCCGCTTCGGCGGGGCTTTTTTTTGTCCAAAATCTGCCGCCTAACAACTCAGGCGGCATTGATACCAGTTCCAGAAGCGGCGCGGCGTGGAGCATTGCACCCGGCCTCGGGCGCGTGAGCCATGTACCGTGAGCCCCCGATTCGTATGCGCCGCCTAACATGTGATGCCAGTTCCTAGAGCGGCGGGGCGGCAAGGACTGTTCGATTGTTCGTTTCTTGCTTTGTTCTATTGTTCGTTTTTTAGTACTGTTCTATTGTGTGTTAGGCGTCGCCTAACAATGTTCTTTTTTATCACGTGGCGTGGATGTTATGGTGTCCTAATGTATGGACGAATGTTCGTTTTTTACCCCCGAATGTTCCGTCCTAATGAGCCGAATGTTCGCTTTAAAATATCAAATGCGTTAGGTTGCAGATTGTGACAGGCACTGACATAGCATGCACAAGATATGGGGATTTCTGCTCATTTTTTAATCATTTTTTTACTTACTAATCTATTTATTCTATCAAAAAATAGTCCGAAGTTCCCCAGCATCACTTCTACGCCGCTACACTATCCTAATGTACAATCGTTTGTTCTCGTGTATTAGCGTCCTTCGGGGTCGTGGGACTCTTTTTTCGCCAGACACTTACACTTATACGTTGGGCCTATACAAATCAAGTACTTGCACGCCTACACAGCAGAACATTGCAAACCAAAATGATTAGGACAACCCAACGTAAAAATACGCACTTGACCCCGCATCGAATGTTCGGTACACTGTCCTAATGTACAACTCATCTTGGAGCCCATGATGCCCAAACCCATCCCCATCAACCCTGTCCTGTTGCGTGCCATTTTCGACTACGACCCCGAGACCGGGCAACTCATACCCAAGCCCACGGCAGACCACGCCGCCCGGCGCAAGGACAAACTCCAATGGGAGATCGGTGCACGCCGCTACTCCCTCAACCGACTTGTCTGGGCGTGGCATAACCCGGACGACGCCAACCCGTACGCCATCCAGCACCGTGACGGCGACCGCCGCAACACGCGCATTGAGAACCTATACCCCATCCCCACACACCCCCGCTGGGTTGGCCACGTCAAGCAAGTCTCCGCCCGTATTGACCGACACACAGGAGCCATCGTCCTGCTCGGCGAACCCCGCCGCCCCCAGCCGCCGACAAAACCACCACACCCACGCGCCGCCAGCCTCGCGGCAAGCACCAACTACCACCCACCCCGCATGGGCGCGACACTCGTGCCGACTGCACCGCAACCTCCAGTGCGTACACCCACGGGCACCGACTTTGATGTTGGCATCGAGAGCCTAGAACGCATGCTCCCCGACACCCGCAGGGCCAAACCCGCAGAACCATACGACCCCTTTGACGATCAGTTCGACTACCAATGACGACCTGCTAACCCTTTCAGGGTGTGCCAACCCCAGCCCACTAACAACTATCAAATAGTGTCAAATCATTGACTTTGGTGTAGTATCGTGTTATACTATAGGCTGTTGGGTTGATAAAGCGCAGTGATGGTACTGAACTGCGGGTGCCTTTGGCACCCCACGTGAAGGTCACTGCCACCCAACGCCATGTTAGGCACCGCCTAACAGAAAGGACACCATGAGGACAGTCATTCAGGTCGGCACACCATCCGACCGCCACCACGTGGAACTCAAGGGGCAGGTGCCTGAGACCGAAGCCATCGACCGCGCCCGGCGCATCATCCTTGCCAACACACGCCTGAGCCACCCCGACCGAGGCTACCTTATCTCGTGCCTCGACAACGGCAACTACACCTATGAACTCACCACGGAGCCAGCCCATGCCTGACCACACCCACTCTTTAATATGTACCTCGTGCTACGCCGAGCGCATCCCTCCCGCTCGTGCCCGGCTTGGCTACCGCACCTGTATGTCCTGCGGCGAGACTGCCGCCAAGAACGTGCGACACACCATCGCGCCTATGAACAAGTCAAATTACATGTTGTTCACCGACATCGACCTGCTCAAACAACTCAACCCAAAACGCACCACCTGAAAGGACACACCATGCAATACCTCATCTGCTACGGCGACCCGGCCAACGGGTTCACATTCATTGGCCCATTTGAATATCACGGCGATGCCACGCGCTACGCCGAGCAAGAAA